TTTTTCATATTCACTAATACGAATTGCCATATTGTTTATAGCTTGGGCTTCATCAGCAATGCCCTTTATCTCCATTGCCTCTGCTTGTTGCTCTGCTTGGCCTCTTGCTGCTCTACCTGCTTGTAAAGAAGCAAAACCAGATATGGCTCCCATTACTAACTGTATCATTAAAATACTAACTCCGCTACTAACCCATTAATTTGTAATGGTAATGGGGCTGACTGTGTTATTGTTACTTGTGGATCTGCACTATACCCAAGCAATCTAAACTCATGTTTACCAGTAAAAGGTTGCTGTTGCAGAGAAAGATCATCTGTAACACTTCTAATTATTAAATTAGTATCATTAACCTTAACAGACAATGTATTATTTAAATCCACAAAAACACTAGTAACTCCTCTAGGAATACCAGTTAAAGGACCACCTGCTATTGGAGCATCAATGGGATTGGTTGTTAATGTAACATCAAAATCAAAACCTATTTCAGCAGAAGTAAGTGAAGCATCCACAGCAGATACATCTATATTTCCACCAGCTACAGTAAACTGCCCAATGTAATTGTTACCATTTACTACTTCTACAACTGCACCATTGTTAAAATCTGCTGATACATTAAATACACCAGCCGTTCCAGTAAACACAGTAGACATATCAGTATTCTTAGTAGCTACAAATTCGCAAAGAACATGCTTTTCTGTACCATTACCAAGATTAAAAACAACATTAGCAAACACTCGGTCATCAATAGTACAAGTAGAAACAAAAGTTCCAGCACAAGTAAACTCAGTCCATCCTGCTCTATTTTCTGCACGATTAGAATTAAATACAGCTATTGTTCCATCAGCGTTTGTAATAAACAAATAACTTTCTGATCTATTTAAAGCGCCATTAAAAACATTTTGCTCAATAGGAGTTTTAATTAAATGAGAAGAAACAGTAGATATAGGTGATGCAACATAAGCAGCTTCACTATCGCTAAACAAAAACTCTCTTATAATAGCTCCACCTTTTTGAGTAAAAACAGTTGCTCCATCAAGTACAACAGGTCTTTCAAACCCACACCCAAAAGATGTTTGTCTTCGAACTTGAACATTAGTTGGAGTCATTGGCTGGTTTTGGAATGCAGGTAAATACATTTCAGAAGATGCAGTAAACACCTGAAGATCCCTATTAGATACTACATGGCGTATTTGATTTATCTCACCAATGCTTGCAGTAACTTGAATAGAATCATTATCAGCAGCAGTACCAACATCAAAGTTATAATACTTACCACTCTTACTCATAAAGATTGCGTCTGGTTGAGCAACAGTACCAGCAAACACTAATCTATTTTCATGGAATGTAACAGCAGCAGGAAAGCCTCGAAGCGAGGAAAAAGACTGTTCATCCCAAGTGGTAATAGGTGCATGACTTTGAATTTTTGGAGTACCACCACCATCTTCAGAAGCATTTGCACTGCCGCCAGCAGTAAAAACAAAACGATTATCATCTACAATAGAAGCTACAGAACGTGTTCCATTTAAATTACTATTAGAAATATTACCAACTGAAGCTGAACCAGCTATAACAATAGAATCGCCAACACTTAAACCATGATTTACCATAGTTACCTCTACATCAGCAGAGCTTTCTGTTGTTCTAAATGGAGCTACATCTAAACTTACAGTAAGAGTATCGAGTATATCTCCCGTTGCTACTGTTGAGTTTGTTACTCCAGTTATTTCAATCTCTGCGCCATTGTACCTTATTGTTGTTCCAATATGCTTTGATGGACTTGATGTATCCCAATACGCAGAACCAGTTGTTAAAGTTACTCCTGATCCAGAAGTAGCCGAAACATCAAGTGTAACTCCTGATTTCTGAAAACTAAAATACGGTTGGTATATTTGTTTATTGTCAGACTTTTGATCAAACACAAAAGGCTCAACCTGAAAACTAGATAAACTTGTTCGTATTAATTGTTGAGGCATAAATGTAGGATGACAAATAAACATAACATCCCCAGCTTGAGCAAACGTATACTCATGTAAGAAATCATGATCAAACTTTAATGTTTGACTATTTATATCCTGAGTAAGTGTAGCCGTTAGAGCAACCACACCAGTAGTAGGATTAATTAAAAATACTCTTACTTTTTGATGTTCAAGAGAAACTATATACTGCTCATCATCAGAAAATATAAATGGTAAAAGTCTAGATTGTTGAACCTTAGTGCCATCAACAGTTATATCAGCAAACTGATATATATGTTCTAAAGCTGGTCGTTTTATTACACCACCCTCTGCTCGAAGAAAAAAGTTTTCTACTCGTTGTGCTGATTGATTATATAACTCTGTATCTGTTCTTGAATACAAAGAAGGGCTTACTTCACCGTATTTGAAGTTTGTTAGTGAAACGCGAACCTTTTGCATTTAGCTTCGCCTTTGTGCAATAAATCTTGATGTATTAAGTTTTCTCGTTGTTTGTTGTTGAGAGTCTGTTGTTCTAGCTTTCATCATAGCAATTTGAGCTTGTTGAGCCATAAGTTCAGATAACTTTGCATCCCTTGCTAAACTAAAAGCAAATACTCTTGCTAATTCTAATTGTAAAGCAACAGTAAAATAAGATGGGAAATCTGTTTCTTCTGCACGATAAGTATAATCAAGTATAACTATTGAGTTTGCATCTTCGTTAGCAAATATTTTATTTCCGTAAGTTTGATACTCAACAGGAACATCATTTACAGTAACAGCATGAGTCATTAACCATCCATCAGGTAATTGATAAGCTGCATCATATCTTCCAGTAGGTTCATCTGTAAGTCTATTTAAAATAGCTTGATTAGTAGCAAACCTCCAACGTGTACTTGTTAGAGTAGATCTAGCTATATCTTCATAAACATTAGAAGCTACAAGAGCTTCGTTGTTTCCATCATCAAAAGAAGTAATAGGTTCAGCACCAATTAGGATTAAAGCTCTTGCACAAATATCTATAGCTGAGTTTGCTGGTGTACTTGTTACTGCCATTTTTAATCCTTAAAGAAAGGTGGGGCCGAAGCCCCAACCTATTAGTCGCTGTCAGTTGCTGTGACTGTTAAGCCATCAGTTACGTCAATCGCGGTTGCGGAAACATCCTTTGCGTAAACAAGACTAACTGCTGGTGTACCACCTGTTGATGTAACAGCAATGATAACGTCCAAAGAACGAATCATACCAAGAGCATCATTGAAGTAGTTAGCAGTGTTTACATCACCGATTGCATCTGTTGTGGTGTAGTGCCAAAGATTAACACCAGAACCACCAGACAAACGAGTTAGTCCACTTGCACTATAAGCCATTTTCTAACCCTCCTAGTTATTATCTAACAGTTCGTATACACCGTTGTCATCAATAACAACAGAACCCATTGACATCATTGATGTCGCTAGGTGCGATACTTTTTCTGCTACATAGTTTACTTCAGTCTGAACATCAGCGTTCACACCAATTCCAACTGCTCTCATGTGGTAAACAAAGTTCTTACCACCAGCCACAGCCGATGTTGAAAAGATCTTGAAGCCCAAGAACTCTTTCATTGTCATACCGCCAGCAAACGGTAAATTTTGCGGTCCAACAAAATCACTTGAAGCAAATTCTGTAATGTTAAACAGATCTGCAAAACCAGCAGGAGACATTGCAATATAGCGCTGTCCGTCTTCTGGAATGTCTGCGGTTCCAAGTGTTTCGAAAGTAGTTAAAAGATCAGCTTTGCTAACGGCAGAACCACCAGCACCTAACTGCGTTGAGTTAGCACCAGCATCCATAGCTGTTGTAATGATCTCATCAGTTTTACGCCCCAATGCAGCAGCAGCACTCTCGGCAACAGCTTGACGCTCATTGATATTTGTTTTCAACTCGTCAAGTTTGTCGATGTACTCAGCAGCATAAAAGTCAGCCATTGTTACTTCCACATTAGTATGTGCAAGTTCCATTGGTGTAACATTACCGTTGCGTGATTTAGTTGACGCTGATCCAGTTCCTATCTTCTGAAATCGAGCGACATTGCCTGACACATTCGTAGAACGAATGGTATTACGCAGTTTAGAACCCATGCGCTGGTATGCAAGATGCACATCGGTCTCAAACTGTTTAATAAAGGCTTGGTCTATTGTATTAGCCATTTTACAGTTCCTAAATTAAGTTATGTTTGCATCTTGGGTGTCCACTCTACATCCTCAACGAAGGTATCCTTACGGGCTTCTCAGTGTTTTATGGGCCTCGATAACTCATCTACAACATTATTTATATCAGGATTGCAACGCACAAAATGAATAAAGTTAATATTTTTGTATTGAGAACAACCCACTGTTTCAAATCCCAACCATGCTGCCCACTGCAACATATCAGCATAATCACTCTTAATAACCATAGAAAGCATTGGATAAGTTTTATCAAAAAAGTTTACTAACATCTTTGATCCTCTAGCTAAAACAAAAAAGTTATCTTTAATTTTAGTAGAAAACATAGCAAACATTTGAGGTGTATCTTCATCAAACAATAATCCACCAACAAAAATTATTTCATCATTTTTATCTCTAACTAAATATACTTCACTTTTTCTGGTTAGATCTTTTAAAGCACTTAAAACATTTGTGTAAAGACCTGTTTCTAAAAGCTCTTTAATATTTTCAGGATGAATAATATGGATAAATTCATATATATGATCGTCTTTAAAAGGAGTTAAATAATAACCCCCTCTTTCCATTATTCTAAGTTCATCCATAAAGCTTTTGGAAACCCTCGTTTACCATTTTAATAAAGTTTGGATCTTGTTGTGAACGATCATGGTATCTTGGATCTTTCATCATTTCTTCCAACCTACCCTGACTTAAAGCGCCAGTAGCAGGGCTACCATCAACTACAGATGGATCTTGCATCTGTTGCATCATAAACTCTAATGCTTCGATACCATCACTAGTTTCACACATTCGTTCTAAAGCAGGTAACATTTCTTCTGGAAAAAATTTATTAGCAAACAAAGATGCAGCTTCTATTCTGGCTTCTGCATTTTCTCCAAGTTTAGATTGCTCAACATCAAGATTAATTTCTTCAGGTTGAGCAGCCATGTAAAACTCAATACCTTTCTGAAATTCTTCATGTGAATATTTATTATCGTGGCAATGTTTTGCCCAATCCTGAAGCAAATCAGTACCCATAGCTTCATCAAATTCAATGTCAGAAGGAAGTTGATAATCACCAAAAGAATCAGGAACGCCCTCTTTAGGCTTATCAAGTTCTTCCATAAGTTTAGATCTTATGTCTTCTTCTTTTTGCCCAAGTTTAGATTCTAATTCTTTATACGCCTTGCCTAACTCAGATGGATCATTAAATTTTTCTGGCAACCATTCAGGGCGATCAGATGTTGTAACTTGATCTACGGTTGCTTCAGAAGTTTCTACTGGCGCAACTTCTTCTACAGTTGTTGTTTCTTCACCCATTCTTACCCTCTTTAGATTTTATTAAAGAACCATGATTAGCTCTGGAAGATAATAGTCCAACAACAAATCTCTGACCTTCTAAATGTCTTAACTCGTCATTAGAAATGTTCGGACCATTAGCAATGTCAGTTGTCATTGATTTTAAATACTCCATTACAGCTTTACCTGTTGGCGTAGCTAACATAGAAGCAACATTTAAACTAATTTGTTCATCAATTTTTTGGGATCTTTGTATTCCATCAATTCCGACATAAGGTTGTTTACTCAAGCTTTACTCCATTGGTTGTGGTGCTTGAGCCTGACTTTGCTGCATTTGCTGCATTAATGCAACTATTTCTTTTCTTTGCGCTTCATCTCTTATTAAATTATCTGGAACTCCAAACTTCTTAGCAAGGTAAGCAGCAGTCTCTTCACTGTTTACTAATANCTGTAAAGTCTCAGGNCCAAATGCACCTTGAGTTAATTCAAGGAATCTTGAGATAGCAGTAATATCTTGGTTNGCTTGAGCTTGTGCTAATGGAGAAACAGACTTAACTTTTATTTCTCTACCATTAAGAACAGGTACTTCGATGCGGCCTTGCTTCTTTAAGATATGAATAACTCTCTGCAACACAGGTTGAACAAGTTCTACTTGCAATCTTCCAAATGCAGATCCAATACGTCTTGATAAGTCTGCCATACGTTCTGCTATTTCTGTTGCAGATGCAGGAGTTTTATTAGGATCGCCAAGCATATCATTATACAAAGCACGTTTGATATTGTTTCTCATATCTCCCAAAACTAATTGAGCAACATCGAAACGACCAGCAGCTTGTATAGGTTGCAATCCAGCAGATCCCATAGCTTTAGGAATTATAGTCCCTGGAACGAGATTAATTGTATCAGGGTTTATTACCCCATCATCTTCCATTTGGTATATACCAGAGATAGACATCTGAGCATTTTCTAATATTAACTCAATAGTAAGATTAGTTGTTTTGATAGAAGACAATGCATTGATTAGTGGCCCACGCCCATACACTTCACCAGCACATTTAGACCAACGAAAACAAATAAAAGGATTAGAACCCAAACCTTCCATTTCTCTTTTGAATATTACGGATTTAGTTGTCATGCATATTGCATAATGAAAGTTTGCAGTTATGTTTGGAGATTGATAATTACGACAAACAATTTCTAATATCGTTGTTGTTTTATCTCCAGCACCCTGAACCATAGAGTTTATTTCAGGAGAAAATTTGGCTTTAGGATATAGCTGTTCTAACTGATTAAATCTTATGTTTTTACGTTCTCGAAAGACATGATCGATGCTATCATCAGGGCCAGTATCAAGTATAACATGAGGTAAAGGTATAGCTGCAAAACGTACTGGATTAACTGCATCACCCTCTTCGCAAACTAAAATACCAGTACCCACTGCCAAATCCATAAAAGACTCATGAACTTCTTGAGCAAAATTAGAGTTTTGAATTACCTCGAATACATAATCAGTTACTTCATCTAACTCATTATTTATTTCTTCTCTGTTTTCTTTAGGTATTTCTGATCCTGCTGTAAGATCAGCCCATCGAGCAAAGTTAGGAACAAGGCCAGATTGTAACCTTGATGCAAACTCCTGAACGCCAACTACAGCAGTTTCATCAAATATTTTATCATCGCGTCTTTGACCTATAGTTTCGTGATAAAAACTTTCTCTTTGGGGCAAAGCATATTCATAACATTCTTCAAAAAGAGGAACAAAGTTTTCACGTTTAGCTTTAGCTTTGTCATACCTTTGAAGATAATTCTTGGCGATTTCATCCATTACATACCAAACCTTGAGTAGTATCCTTGACCTGTTTTAGCAGTAAGTAAGCTTCTCCTGCCTCTACCACCTGAACGTTTTGATCTTCGTAAAGCAGCCATACTTTTTTGTTTAGGATCATCAAAGATGTTTTCGCCTTGGCGCTCTAACTGACCTTCTGTTACTGTTTGATCAGACGGAGCCATTTCAATAGCCGTTTCCAAAGATTCTGCTTTGGCATCGGCAAGATCGACTTGGGCTGTTTCTTTTGCAGCTTCGGCTTCCGCTTTATTTTCTTCGAGTTGCTCATCTATTTTCGGGTCTCTTTTTCTGCCACACATTATTAGCTCCTAGTTTTTTTATCCATATGCACATAATTTAAAAAACATCAACGCACA